GGTAGATAGCCAATTCCACTGTTTATATTTGAAGAGTAACCTGACATATTTGTAAAAATATCCTCCCATATGATTCCTCCTTTGCCATCTGTTGTAAGAAGGTAGCGCGCAGTGATGGGAAGGTTTGTCTTTGAATCAATGGCGTAGAAACTCTGAAGAATAAGTACATCTGATCTACCAGTTTGCGAAAAGGGGTCCATCCTACCAATTGAACTCAAAAAGAAGGGAGCTTTTTGCGCTTAGTTACTTGCCGTCGTGACTTAAAATTAAGGAAGTTACAACTTCCTTAATTTTAATGTCATACCCTAAGGGATGGCTAGCACAGCCAGCACTTACGACAGATTAACCGATGAATCTTAAAATTAAGAAAACTCAATGAGCTTCCTTAATTTTAAGTTCATATGGTAGAACCCGGGGGTCTAAACTTCTAAATTGATAGTTCATGGTAGTATGACAGGTGGTGGCGGTCTTCTACAACTTGTAGCACAGGGGAAACAGGATGTCTTCATCACGGGTAATCCCCAAATCACCTGGTTTAAGATGGTGTATAGACGGTATACTAACTTTTCAATTGAGTCGCAATGCATGTATTTTGACGGCGACCCTGATTTCGGGAAGAGGCTCAGCTGCCTCGTCCCCCGCCGCGGCGATTTGCTGGGGCCGGTCATCTTAGAGGTAACGCTGCCGCAACTCTACCATACGGATGGAACACTTGCATCCTACTGTAACAGTATTGGTCACGCCCTTATTGAGGAAATCAGTGTCGAGATTGGTGAACAGGAGATTGATAAACAGACGGGAGAGTGGATGGATATCTGGTCCTCCCTCACGACAACAATGAATCAGAAGAACGGTTTCTACGACATGGTGGGCAAGGTTGCCGCCTATACGACGCCCGACCTTGGTAGCGTGAAGCTGTATATCCCTCTCCGCTTCTGGTTCAATCGCAATCCTGGCGTCTATCTACCGCTCATTGCTCTTCAATACCATCCTATCCGTATTAATGTGAAGCTCCGCCCCCTTCAGCAGCTCTTCTACAGCAATGAGCTGGTTGCGAACTGCACGACGACACAGGTGAAGGTTGCGAAGATTACGGATATGCGCTTGTGGGGCGATTACGTGTTCCTTGATGTGGAGGAGCGTCGACGCTTCGTAAGCAGCACGCATGAATATCTCATTGAGCAGATTCAGTATACACCGAAGCTGTCTATACCCTCTGGAAACACGACGGCGATTGTTCCGCTGGAGTTCAATCACCCATGCAAGGAGTTCATCTGGGTTCTCCAGCGCGATATCATGGCGCAGTATCACGAGTGGTTCAACTTCAGCAGCTTGGCCACACATGAAACAGGTGTTCGCCTGGATCTTCTATCTACGGCATCCATTCAGCTGGATGGCCAGGAGCGGTTTGATGCTCGCGATGCTGGATATTTCCGTCTTGTCCAGCCATTCCAGTATCATACGAACATTCCAAACGACGAGTTTATCTATCTCTATAGCTTCTCTCTTCGGCCCGAGGACCAGCAGCCGAGTGGCAGTCTGAACGCCTCTCGTATTGACAATATTACTATGAGCGTTGGGATTACACCTGACGCGAATCTGTCACCAGTACGTGGAAACGGAACTATCCGTGTCTATGCTGTGAATCATAACGTGCTACGAATCGTGAATGGATTTGGCGGAGTGCTTTTTACTGTGTAAAAAGCATACTTACCGTTAGGATGGCAGCTGTCTTAGATTTAAAGATTCCGGTCTGGCTATATCGTGTTCTTGCTGTCTTTCCAGTGACTGGAATGGCAGGAGTGGACCACTATGCTGTAGGTTCAACACAGACGGCGTTTGCGAAGGCTCTTATAAATCTAATCACATTCGGTTCTTGGTATTTTTACGACATTCTACAAAGCTTGGATGCCGAGAAAATTGCAACGGAAGGCCTGAAGTTTCCATTCTATGAAGGAGGAAATATTGGCGCGGGGCGACTTGCTACGAGTATGACAGGCCTAGGAAAAGGCGGCGAGTCGTTGCTGAATCTGCTTTTTACGTCGGCAGCGGCTCTTTTATATGGAATTGCTATGTTATTTGAAAATAAACCGGCTCCAGTTGGCACAATTGCGAAAGCTGCGAAGACAATGTTTGGTAGCGCGGCTGTTTGTTTAGCTGGATATACTGCATATAGCGCATTCAAGGGGGGTGCTACGGCGATTCCAGGTATGTCAGGGATTCCAGGGATTCCAGGGATGCCAACAATTCCAGGTATGCCAAAAGGTATACCATCTGTAACCCAACTGGCAAAGATGGTAGGTGGTGGTGCTCCTGAAACTAAATCGGCGGATCACACTGTCGGCGGCGATTTCATTGCCATCGGCCTCCTCTTTCTCTTTGCAATTTCTGGATTTACGCTATCAGCGATAAGAAATAGAAGCGCCTAAAAACTCCTAGAAATATACAATAGAAGATGGAATGTCTTGATGAGCACAGTGACTTTGAGCGGCTTATTGGCCGTGCTCCCGAGGATGATGGTGTGGTCGCCGCGAATGCGCCTCTTGAACCCGTGAAGAAGCCGCTAGATGTATCTGGATATGGCTCCACGGTCGTTTACTTTACGGCCACATGGTGTGGTCCCTGTAAGCGCCTCGCCCCTAAGCTAGCCGAGATTGTTGCACAGAATCCGCAGATTAAGTGGCTGAAGTGCGACGTGGATCGCAACAACTATACGCCCGGATTCTGCAATGTGAAGGGAATTCCGTCCTTTATGGCGATTCGTGAGACGAAGATTCTTGGTCAGGCCCAGATTTCGGATGGAGAAAAGGTCGCCGAATGGGTGGGACAAATATTTCAGAAGTCATCATAGAATGGCATGTGATATACTTATAATTGGAGCAGGTCTAGCAGGCCTCTATTGTGCTCGAGAGATTCTCAAACACAATCCCAATAAGACCGTAATGGTGTGTGAAAAATACAAGAAGGCGGGTGGACGGGCTGTCACATTTCAGAAAGATGGCCTTCAATGGGAGATTGGTGCAGGACGTATCTCAGACTCGCATACGATGATGCACGCACTTATAAAGGAATATGGGTTACATACGGTGCCCATAGAAGGTGGTCTTCAATACAGGGAGACGGGATCCGCAGACTACGAGGAGAATCACTTTGAACCCGCCATTGATGTGTTTCTAGGCCCGCTTCAGATGCTGCCGCACAAGATTTTAGCAGAAAACACGCTGAAAGAGGTTATGTATGACGTATATGGGCCTGGAGCCACACACAAATGGATGAATCGCTTTCCTTATCACGCGGAGGTCGTTGTCATGCGGGCAGATATGGCGCTGCGCGAGTTTTTCGGAGAAATGAAGACGCATGCGGGTTATTCTGTGTGCAAAGAGGGATTGAGCGCCCTTGTGGATTCATTGGCGGGTGATGTGAGGAAGAGGGGCGGTGTTCTTCGCACCGAATACGAACTTATTGATGCGCAGAAGGGGCATGCTGAGTTCTACGTTGGCTCATGGAAGAACGGGGCGACCAGACCCAAGACGAACATCTCGGCAAAGAAGATTATTCTGGCGCTGCACGCGAGCGCCCTCGGGAAGCTACCGTCTTTCCGCCGCTGGGCGCCATTAAAAGACGTTGTTATGTCGCCTCTGATGCGCATTTATGCTGTATTTGAGAGTAAGAATGTCTGGTTCAAGGGGCTTCCGCGCATCGTGACAACGTCGCCGATTCGCTATTTCTTGCCTATGAACGAAGAGAAGGGCGTGGCGATGGTGTCATATACGGACAATATATACGCTCAGCATTATATGGACATTATGGACGCAAAGGGGGTGAAAGGACTTGAGAACGCGGTGATGACCGATCTGCGTAAACTGTTTCCTGAGAGGGAAATACCTGATCCCACATTCTTCAAGGCGCATCCGTGGACGGACGGCGTCAGCTATTGGCTTCCTGGCGACTATAGACCCGAGCACGTGAGTGAGGAAGTTCTCAATCCGTTTTCTGGACTCTACGTCTGCGGTGAGAGCTTTTCGCTGCGTCAGGGGTGGATGGAGGGCGCGTTAGAACATGCGGCACTTCTTTTACGGACTCACTTTAAATAGGGATAGCACCAAGAAAGACGAAGTATATGATTCATGACAATCGTGGCCGGCCCTTTATTGTGGATGACACGAAGTCCGAGAAGAACGTGGTGGTCTATAAGACGAAGCTTGTAGATGACGAGTATGAGAGGGGCACCAAGATTCTTACGACTCCGTATGAGAGACTCTTTGTGGGCGACAATCTTTTGAAGGATCTTCACTACCATATGAACTTAAAATTAAGGAAGCTCACAGAGCTCCCTTAATTTTAAGATTCATCGGTTAATCTGTCGTAGGACATAAAAATTAAGGAAGTTTTAACTTCCTTAATTTTTAGTAACGA